TGCATCATACTCTTGTTGAGTAATATCTACACCAGGAGTCATTTGTGTTGCCATATGAACAGCCATATATGGTTTATTTTCAAAGAACCATTCTCTATATAAATTAGTTAATTGTATTATAACACAGTCTCCTGATTTGAACAATAATTCTTTTTCACGTAATTGCTGATAAATGTAATCATTAGAACAACCTAAAATAGCATAGTTAGTATGAGGATCTTTACTTATAGCATCACTTACTATTGTTGTCCAACTTTTTTCTAAGGGTAGATATGTTACTTCAGTCTTATTAGGACCAAATACTTCTTTCATATGTGCATGAGGAATAGAAAAACTATCGCCAAAAATATGCAACATTATACTGCACCTGTTTCCAACAAGATATTAAAAGACAAACTAATTCTATCATTGTTAGTTTTGTTTTCATTTACACTATGATCTAAAAATCCTGGAAACAAAATTAGCCTACCTTGCTCAGGGGGAAAAGAATTTTCGTGTGCAATAGAACTGCCAATAGGATTGCATTTTAACGCTTTCAATGTATTTCTAAATACAATGTCGCCGTCATCGCCACCAGTTTTAAACCAATATACTCCACTAATATGTGCGTTACCATGATCGTGAATATGCGATGAAAGACCAGGCTTGTTTAATGTTAACCACGAAGAAGTCATTGCTGCTTTGTAGGCAGGCTGAACATTACATGCTGCCATATAATTTACACAGTGACGCATAATAGTTTCACCGGTAATTTTCATATTTTTCAATTGCAATAGATGTTCAAAAAAGTCACCTTGATTAGATAGATATTGTGAAGATGAACTCCAATTTGGGTTTTGTCCCCAAGTTCCTTCGCTGTATAGATTATCAACTATAGGCTGTAATTCGTTTTGTACATTTGTATATTCTTGATTTTCTAGTTTATGTGTGTATAAAGGTGTCGGAAATAAAGAAAAAATTTCTCCTTCATTTTCTTTTTCCATGTTATTCTCCTTTATGCTCTATCGTTATGTGTGATCTCTACTAGTATTTTAACAGCAGGAAAGTAAATATAATTTATTCCTGAGTTATAAAGAGTGCGTAAAGCATCGTCAATAGATTCAACAAGTGGTTCGCCACCTAAGTTAAAACTAGTATTAAACAATGCAGGTACTCCAGTTTGATCTTTGAATTCCTTAATTAGGTTATACCAATGTACATTTTGTTCTTTAGATACTGTTTGTATTCGACATGTGTCGTCTACATGTATTACTGCTGGTATTTTTTCTTTCACTCCAGGTTGGCAATTAACAGCATACATCATACTTGGTGAATCTTCCATGCCACGCAAGTCAAACCAATCATGTACATCATCTTGTAATACAGTTGCAGCAAATGGTCTAAAATATTCGCGCTTCTTCACTAAATTAACAAAATCTTTACCGTCTGGATCTGTTGGATCATACATTAAAGAACGATTACCTAATGCACGTGGGCCGCTTTCACCTCTTTCTTGATATAGTGCTACAATATTTCTGTTTCTAATAGTATCAATAACTTGTTTATAATCTACATTTGTTGTTATCTTACCATTATATTTTTTTGCAGTTTCTCTAATTGTATCTTCTGTAATAGTTTGAACTGGTCCCAAAAATAAATTTTCGTCTTTTTGTCTGACTTTTTTATCTTCATATGTTTTATAATAATGATAAAATGCTGCGCCCATTGCAGTACCTGCATCATTGCTAACAGGTTCTACATATATCTTTACACCTTCTGGTAAATGTTTTAAGTAGTAATAATTAGCAACACAGTTTAGTGCGTAACCGCCACTAATAACAATGTTTTTATTTCCAGTACGTTCAATTGATTTCAAAATTAACTCAAGTACTAGTTGTTGCGATTCTATCTGAACATTATATGCCATATTTCTGCGTGACGGGAGCAGTGTAACATCTTCTCTGTCAGATTTTCTAAGCAGTTCTTGAATTTTGTTTTGTTCGTCTGTATCGTCCGGATTAGTAACTGAATTTACAATGTCACTAGGATCATAAAGTCTATCTCTAATTTCAGGATATTGTGATTCATTTACCCATGCTCCGTTTGGATAGGTATTATTAAATAGATCTTTGTTACCACCAAAGATGTTAGTGTAAATTTTAGGTGCTTTATCTGGTTCTCCGTATGGAAACAATCCCATTGTTTTTCCTGCTTCAATAGAATCAAAACCGCAAAATCTTGTTACTGCTTCATATGCCTTAACAATACCTGCTTTATCGTTGATCATTACTTCTGTGCCGTTGCCATCTCTGTTGTAATGTTCAGTCTGCCAAGGCCCGTTGCCTCCAAAGTGCTTATAAATTTCTTTAAAACCTGCAGGATATGTGCAATCAAATATACTTTCAACTTCAAACATAGTTTGTCCGTCAGGTCTTTCTACAAATGTTCCTGCTCCATCAACGATTATAGCACTGGCTTTTTCAAAGCCTGATCTATAAAATGCTAATGCTGCATGACTTCTATGATGTTGATCATGGTATTTGAAAACCTGTGTTTGAGGATCTTCAATTAATCTTAATTTTCTAGCAAGTGCTGTGTATACATCTTCCCTAACATAATCATTAATAGGTTCGTCTGCATCTTGTGTATGCGATATAGCAAGATAATCAATCTTATCAGTATATTCAAGAATTTTAACCATGCTTGCAAAAGGTCCACCGTCGTATTTGTAACGAGATAATCTTTCTTCTTCTATTGCAAATACAATTTCGCCGTCTTTTAGTAGACAAACACCTGCATTATGGCCTCTAGCAATTCCTGCAATGTAGCCTGTTTTTCTCATTATTGTTTTCCTAAAGTATCTTTAATTTGTTTTACAATTTTTTTCTTAGTGTCGTCACTTAGTTTCATTAAATTTTCGTTATGTCTATCAATTCTAATATCTATTACAACTCTAAGAGGAGAATATATTCTCTCGCCTAATCCGTTATCTATAATTTTTAGTGTGGTACTTTCCGGATATGAAATATTTTCAGGAAATGTACTACCTATAACTACTGTTCCAGGTTTTTTAAGAGCATGAACAATGTGTTGTCCTACTGAATCACAACCTAAGAAATAATCCGCAGCATTAATAATTGCAGTCCATTGTAATAAACTCACTTCTTCCGGAAACATTACATTTAAGTTTCTTTCTGTTGGTATTTTCATACTGCTCATTAGTATAACAGCATAATCTTTATTTAATTCTTCAAGTAAGTCTACAATATCATCTACTTCAAACGACCTACCACTTTCATCAACAATTACTCCGCCATGTATTGTAGCAGTAGATCCAAATGGTTGGAATATTAATACTTTATCTTTTTTGAAATGTCTTTTTGCTTCTGCTACTAGCTCTTCACCTGTTGCAATATCTTTTTTACCTATAAAAAGTTCATTGTATACTTTTGTTTCTGGAACTGTTTCAGGTGGATAATCATAATTAATCAGCATGTCAAAGGCTTGCACTAAGTTTGCTCGCTGAGTAAAATAAGCATTAAGTTTGTAAGGTTCGGGTGTAATGATTTCTCTATCTTTTAATTTTTCAAAAAGATTAGGATCATTAGCAGGAAATGTATTGTTTACTAGTATTTTACTAGTCAGATATAAATCAATCCAACCTTCTACAATTATAGGTGCTGTTGGATCTATATTTTTTAAATGATATTCAAGTGCTGGAATCGCACAAAGTACACGACCTGCGCCACCGTTAATAAAGAATGCTTTTTTCATTAATATTATAACCTTTGCTAATTGCTGTAGTTACAATATTTATTGTGTTGTGAAAAGTCTAATTAGTAATGTGGTTTACGATACACCGTTTGGAAGCATACTAATAACGTCAGCATCAGCATCGGTTCTATCAGCAATCATTATAACATCAACATCTGGATCATTAAAGTTTGGATCTTCCCCATCTTCAGGTGAAAATGGAAATCTAACCAAATATCCTGGAACATCTCCCCAGTCTGTTGGCATATCTCTTAGTTTTTTTCTATAATCTTTCCACTGCTGTTTTAATGCGTCTGGCATGTCTTCTGCTATTTTGCCATCACTCATAGACAGTCTATGATTTCTTTCTTGTCTTAGGAAATCCCAACCTTCAACTGCTGCTGCTCTATCCATCGGTGCCCATTCTAAAGGTTTTTTATAATTTTCGTATAATGCATATTCGTTATATACTTCGCAAATATGTGTAGGATCAGGAAGAATAGCATTTGGTTGATCGCCAGGACCAACTTGTACTTCATATACTTTAGGTTCTTCAATTCCGCCCCACAATAAAGCAATCTTTATTGTGTTTATATCATTATCTGCGCTAAGTATTTCTCTTCTTAAGTGTAATGGAAGAGGGCTATCAGGCTCTTCATGTGGAGCATGACACTGCTCTAAATATCCTGTTTCTTTGTCAATCCATAGAATAATATGGTCAGGACCATCATATTGCATGGTGCTTGTTTTACCAAGTTCAGTTGTTCCAGAATACATTTTATCTGGTATAGCATAAGTTAATGTTTTTTGTATATTTGCCATGTTTAATCCTTAACTGTACGTTACTCTTACCAACCCGCCGGCTCCAAATGAACCCCAACAAGCGTTACGTGAACCAGTACCGTGTCCTGCTCCGCCGCCTCCTGGAAATGCTGCGTGTGCTGAACAACATGCCAAGTTACCTGTACACCAGTGTTTACCACCTACACCGTGTGGTGCTGCAAATGGACCTGAAGGACCACCTGCTACTGAGAAGTAATCAGCACAACAGTTGTACTGTCTGTTCATTGAACCTGCTGTTCCTCTAAATGTCATATCAGCGCCATAACTTGCTTGGTTACAAGCATTTGCTTGCCAACTACTGTTATATAAACCTCTGTTACACTGAACGTTACCAATGTGACAGTTGTAACAGTTTGATGATTTATCCCAAACTGTAGGACCGCCCATGCCGCCTGTTACACAGAAATTACTTAATCCTGTACCATTGACATAACTTTTACAACCATGACGATTGTTTACGTTACATCTACAGCAACAACTACATGCTGATGATCCAGCAGCACAAATTGTGTATGTTGATCCGTCACCAAATCCGTGTACAGATTTTTGTAAT